TACCTCAACCAGAGTTTGGTAAAAAGAAAAGATTTCCTGGTAAACATAAGAAGACTGGTAAACCATATCCAGGTGTTAATGGATGTGTAGCTGTGCCTTTATATCTATTTGATAAAGAAGAAGAAGATATAGAAGAAACTGCAGACTTTACAGAAGAGGAAATTGTATAATGATATATAAGTTTTATGGACCACCAGGTACAGGTAAAACATATAGACTAATTAGTAGAGCTAAAGCTTATGTTAGAATAGGTACACCTTTAGATAACATTGCATACTTTGCATTTACTAAAAAAGCTGCAGGTGAAGCAAGAGATAGAATGCCTGCAGATAATGATAAACTATCATACTTTAGAACAATACATTCATTTGCATATGATCAATTAGAATTAAATGATGGTAAAGTTATGCAGCCATCAGACTATGAAGCGATAGGTAAAGAGATAGGTGTCAAAGTAAAATACTATGACAAATATAATAAGGAAGATATCAACTATTTAAATTGTGATAGTCCATATTTTCAAATGATTGGTAGAGCAATCAACAGAGATATTAGTATTAGAGATGAATATGATAGAGGAGAACATAATAAAAAAGAAATTAAATGGAAGATATTAAAAACAATTGATGACAATTTAAAAGAATACAAGAAAGTAAAAGAAAAATTAGATTTTAATGACATGATAAAACAATTAATTGAAAAAGAATCTTTACCTAGATTTAAGGTTATATTTATTGATGAAGCTCAAGATTTATCACCACTACAATGGAAATTATTTGATAAACTAAAAGAACATACTGATGATATTTATTTAGCAGGTGATGATGATCAAGCTATCTTTGCCTGGGCTGGTGCAGATGTAGATAGATTCATAAGTCAAAAAGCTGATCAAGAAAAAGTTTTAAAGTATTCAAAAAGAATATCTAGAGCAGTTCAAGAACAATCAGAAATACCTATTGAAAAAATAGAAGGGTTAAGAAAAGAAAAAGATTATTATCCAAGAGACTATGAAGGTGAATGTGAATACATAAATAATTTAGATCATGTAGATTTAACAACAGGAAGATGGGTTATATTAACTAGAACTATTAGTAGATTAGTTAGTATGAAAAAAGAATTAAGAGAAAGAAATTTATATTATCAAACAAAGAAAGAAAAATCTTTTAAGGTTAGAGTATATAATGCACATATTAATTATAACTCTTGGTGTAGAGGAAAGATATTAGATGAAAAAGAATGGAAAGATATTGAAGAATACATCGGAAAGAAAATGGAAGACTGGGATCCAGATCTAGATTGGTTTGATGCATTTAAAGAAGTTGAATATGAAGACAAAGAATACATTAAAGAAATGATGGAGAATGGAGAAGATTTAGATTTACCTGCTAGAATATTTATATCAACCATACATGCATTCAAAGGTGGAGAGCAAGACAATGTAATACTTTGTTTAGATCAACCAAATAAAATTAAAAAAGCAGTACGTAAAAGTAAAAATAAAAGTGATGAAGAACATAGAGTTTGGTATGTAGGAATCACACGTGCTAGAAATAATTTATACAAACTAAAAGCTAAAAAGAAAGTTAATGCATACAAATTATAGAATTACACAACTGTGTAAACAGAACGGGATAGCGACATTTCCTATGGGGTGGGTGGCAGCATCTTCCTCTAACGAGGGAAGTTGGTTCGGATCGCGATTCCCTTTGTTTTTTAATCCGTTAAACCAACAACTGCCACAAATAACTTAAAGGAGAAAATATGCACCAATCACAAATAGATGAACTAGCAATACTCTGGAATAAAACTAGAGATGAAAAATATAGAAAGGCCTGGTATGAAGCGGTCAGAAAGGTATATGGATAATGAGTAATAAAGATATGTTTGATAAATCTTTTCCACAAGATAAGCAGATAGGCGGGAGTCACTACAAAGACTTTCACATTCAACCATATGAATTTATTTCTAAGAATGACCTTTCTTTTTTTCAAGGAAACGTTATAAAGTATGTGTGTCGTTACATGAATAAAAATGGCATACAAGATTTAGAGAAAGTAATTCATTATTGTGAATTAGAAATTAAAAAGATGAAAGACATGAAGAGGAAAAAATAATGCCTAAATGTTTTAGTTGTAATGAAGAGCTTGTATGGCAAAATGATTATGATGGAGAGGATTGTGGTACAGAAGAATTTTTAATTATGTCTATGTATGAATGTCCTAATGAAGATTGTAATGCATGGTATGAAGTTTATCATGGCAAACCAGAAAAGGAGAAACACTAATGTTGATGCCAACTACAGAATGGGTAGCACCTACAGAGTTTCCTGATTTAAGAAAAGCAGATGAGATTGCAATTGACTTGGAGACAAGAGATCCGGAATTAAAGAAACTGGGTTCAGGGGCCATTAAAGGTAGTGGTGAAGTTGTAGGTATAGCTGTAGCTGTAGATGGTTATAAAGCATATTTTCCTATTGCTCATGGTGAAGGTCCAAACATGGATCGTAAAAAAGTTTTAGATTGGTTCACAGATGTATGCCAATCACCTGCTACAAAAATATTTCACAATGCAATGTATGACGTATGTTGGATTAAAAATTTAGGTATTAAAATTAATGGTTTAATTATAGATACAATGATTGCAGCATCTATTATAGATGAAAATAGATTTCAATACTCACTAAACTCTTTATCTTGGGTTTATTTAAAACAAGGTAAGAATGAAGCTTTACTAACTAAAGCAGCTAAAGAAAGAGGTTTAGATCCTAAAGCAGAAATGTGGAAACTACCTGCAAGTGAAGTAGGTGGATATGCAGAAAAAGATGCCGAATTAACTTTATTACTATGGCACTACTTAAAAAGAATTATTATTGAAGATGATCTTCAAGATATATTTAATCTTGAGACTGATCTCTTTCCTTGTTTAGTTGATATGCGCCACCTAGGTGTTCGGGTAGATATAGAGAAAGCTGATCAATTAAAAAAAGCAATGGCAATAAAAGAACAAAACTTATTGCAACAAATAAAAATAGAAACAGGAATAGACACTCAGATATGGGCAGCCAGATCGATTGCACAAGTTTTTGAAAAACTGAAGCTACCTTATAGCCGAACTGAAAAGACTGACTCTCCTTCATTTACTAAAAATTTTATTTCTACTCATGATCATCCTGTAGTTCGTATGATAGCAGAAGCTAGAAAAATAAACAAGGTCAGTACAACTTTTATAGACACTATTTTAAATCATTCACATTTAGGTAGAATACATGCAGATATAAATCAAATTAGATCTGATGATGGAGGTACAGTTACAGGAAGATTCTCATATGCAAATCCTAATTTACAACAGATTCCAGCACGTGATCCAGATACAGGACCATTAATAAGAAGTTTATTCATACCTGAAGAAGGTTGTAAGTGGGGAACATTTGATTACTCGCAACAGGAACCAAGACTGGTTGCACATTATGCATTGAGATTTGGTTTAGATTCAGCGGCTCCAATATCAGAAGCATATCAAGAAGATCCTAAAACAGACTTTCATCAAATCGTGGCTGACATGGCAGAGATAGATAGAAAAGAAGCTAAGACTATTAACTTAGGTTTATTCTATGGAATGGGTAAAGCTAAATTACAAAATGAATTAAATGTTTCAAAAGATAAAGCAGATGAATTATTTAATACTTATCATGGTAGAGTTCCATTCGTAAAACAACTAATGAATAAGGTTATGACTGCAGCTCAATCAAAAGGACAAATAAAAACTTTATTGGGTAGACGTTGTAGATTTCCTAAGTATGAACCAATACTTAGAGGTTCTGATTGGGGTACATTTGTTCCGGCAGAAGATCACGACACTATGTTAGAACTAAAAGAAATGGGTCCACATTTAAAAGATAGAGATGGAAACATTTTAAAAGATACTAAAGGTAATCCTAAAAAAAACTATTGGTATAATAATTCAACACGTAGAGCCTTTACATACAAAGCATTAAATAAATTAATTCAAGGTAGTGCAGCAGATATGACAAAGAAAGCTATGGTTGATTTATATAAAGAAGGTTTGATAGGTCATATACAAATACACGATGAGTTAGATTTTTCTATTGAATCAGAGAGTCAAGCTAAAAAAATAAAAGATATTATGGAAAATGCAGTTGACTTGAAAGTACCTAATAAAGTAGATTATGAATCTGGACCAAACTGGGGTGAAATAAAATAATGGAAAAATACGACAATTTTTTTAAACCTAAAATACAAGCACAGTTATTTAATACAATTATGAATTCTAGATTTAAAATAGGATGGGAAGACAGTAATGAAGTTCAACACAGAACATATCCATGTTTACATAGTTTTTATACTTTTGAAGATCTTAAAAATATAAAAATATTAGATATTGTTTTAGACAAACTAAAAGATAAAAATATAACAATTAATAATTATAGTAAATGTGTAATTAATTTAACTAAAAATATGGACGTTAATTTTATACATAATCATCCTAATCAAGTTGTATTTTTACATTATTCTAATTTAACATGGAATCCTGAATGGGGTGGAGAAACTGTTTTTTACAAAGATAATGGTAAAGATATTTTAGAGTCTAGTCCATATACACCTAATAGAGCTATTATTTTTGATGGAAATATAAAACATACTATAAAATCACAGAATATATTAGGACCATCTTATAGGTTTACTACATCATTATTTTTTAATATATAATAATGTACTATGGCCTATTTAAATGCTAATATACCCCCGATTTATTGTAAAATAAGGAAGGAATATCTCTATGATCTTAAAAAAAATAAAGGACAGTCTAGTGACTGTGTTGTCTTTGGTCTTAGCTCTATTTCAGGTCGCGCAATCTTATTTCATTGCATGCTACCAAATGGTGCTGTCTTTTATAGACTACCTATCTCAGCATTCTTTCAAAAAGAATTTGAAAGACAAGACGTGCCTGATATGCGAGTGGATCAACTCCAACTGTGGAACTGCTTTAGTTATTATCCTAGTATCCATTGTTTTGATTGGTTGGCTGGTATAGACGGAAAGTTTATTGGTAAAGACAAAAAATTTTACGAAGGCCAATACTTATTTACAGTTGACTGGGCGCATCCAGAGACTAATATACTAAATACGGAACATTCTGAAATTCCGCAAGAGCACAAGTGTGCACACATAATGGCATTGAAAAATGGTAATTATGCAGCGCAGCCAAACAACAGAATCATTTGGCATGTGAACAGTTATACAACAGATAATGATTGGCCAGACTATAGCGTACAAACTACGTACTGGGACTGTGAAGGATCTGATTGGATAACAGAAGATTCTGATAAAATGTTTTATGATATTGAGGAAAAAAAATAATGGCTAAAAAAATTTGTAATGATTGTGGACATAGATGTCACTGTGTAGGTCAAGGATACTTTGTATCTAGCACTCAGTGCGCTACATGTGATTGTAAAGATTGTGGTTGTGGACCAATTGTATTGACAGAAGAAGTAACTAAAAAATGGTGGCAATTTTGGAAGTAATTATGGAGTGTGCTAGGATGAATTATTACGCAACAGGTTTACTTATTATAATGTTAGTTACTTTGGCT